CTGGCGCGAGCTGGTCGATGGGCACCTGCCGACTGTCGTAGACGAGGGAGCCCGCCAGCGTCGGGTAGGGACCGGTCGCCTCGTAGGCGGCGGGGCAAAGCGCCTCCACGGCGGCGAGCCGCAGGGCGAGACGATGAAGGCTCATTGGTCCCCCTCGCCGCGTTCACGTGGTCCGCAGGACGCGGCAGTGTATCCGCCCCATGGCATCAGGAGGCGCATTGGCGATGCGCCACGTGACACCATCGGAGAGGCGCACGAGCACATCGCCCTCGCGCACGTCGAGTGCCGGCCCCGCCTGGTTGCGCGGGTCGATCTCGACAATGGGGTCGCCTGTCACAATGCCGGGCCGCTTGTCGGTGCGCTGGTCGTAGGCATCGGGCACAGAGAGCGTGGTCAGGGCATCGCGAAAGATGCCCACCACCTCTCGCTCCGGCCGCTCCGGGTCAGGCCCGGGCGCGCTGTTGACGCCGGCGCGCCGCATCGGCATGAGGCGCCACCGCTCGCCGAAAACGCGCTGCTGCACCCGCTCTGCTGCAGCGTCGAGCCGCGCATAGAGCGAGGCCATGGCGCTAGACGCCCGCCTGGCGCAGCAGCACGTTGCCGACGGTCGCGGCGCTAGCTGCCGCCGCGGCTGCGTACCCGATGAACGTGTTGTCCGTCGCCGTGACGGTCACGTACCCGCTGGTGTCGTTCCAGTAGAGCTTAGCACCTTCGGTCCAGGCGGATCCCGTAGCCTTGGGCAGCGTGAACACACCGGAGACCTTGCCCTCGAAGGGCTCGCCGGCGTCGGCGGACGCAACGGCGACGACGAGCAGGGCACCGATGAGATAGGCGCCGCCAGACACGACGCCGCCGGCGGGCGCGGTGAACGTCAGCGTATCGCCGACTTGGACGAAGTTCTTCATGGCCGTTCTCCATAACGACGAAGGCCACCCGGAGGTGGCCTTTCGTCGGATGTCTCAGCAGCGGGGCGTGTCCAGATCCGCGATCAGGAAACGCCCGGGTTCTTGTAGAAGCCGCGGTAGTCGATGGCTTTCGCACCGAAGTCGAGGCGGCCCTTGATTTCGATGCCATCCACCTCGAAGCCCATGCGCTCCTCGGTGTAGAGCCCCTCCTCGCCCTCGAGATAGGCGTATTCGATCGTATCCCACTGTGCAGGGTCGACCGCCATGAACCACGGCACGGTGCCGCTGGCGGGCTTCAGGCGCTGCTCGATGATGAGGTCCATCGCATTCTGGTAGACGTTGACGTCGCCAGTCTTGGTCGCCGTCACTGACGCGAGCAGCTTCTGCGCCGCCACCTTGTACTTCGGCGGCACGATCAGGAACCGGGGCCGCAGGTTCATCGGTTTGCCGGCAGCATCCCTCTGCTCGCCGATCGCGATCTCGGCAGCCTCCACCGTGGCCTCAGATGGCGCGCCGCCCGAGGAGGCGAGGTTGTTGTGGTCCGTGTGGAAGAGGGCCTTTCCGTCGCTCATCTGCGGATTGCTCATGAGAATGTCCCACACGAGGTCATTCTCGAGCTCCGCGGCAGCGCGACCGAACAGGCTCGGCAGACGGTCGAACGCACCGAGATCGTCATTGATGAGCGTCTGGCGCGTGATCGCGATGATCCGGCCATAGGTCGCGATCGAGTACCGCTCCACCGACTCCGACAGGGAGGCGTAGGTGTACTCGCCGCCCTCGCGGACCCTCTGGAACTCCGGCATGCCGGCGAGCTGGACGATGGCCCGCTCCTTGAAGTCGGGCGCATTGGACTGCCTGCAGAGAGGCCGCCACGTTTGCGGCGCCGCACGGTAGGCGTCGCGCAGCCGCTTTGACGCGACGTTCGCGAGCAGGTTCGGGAAGTCGGAGGTCGACATCATGCCTGCGGCTCGCGTCAGCCCAAGCAGGACTCCAGCGAGCTCACGCTTCGAGAGACCGCGCAGGCGGACACCATGCGTATCCTCAACGAAAGCGCGCCCGATCTCGAGCAGCGACATACCGCGCCATTCGCGCGCGGCCGCGACCAGCGTTCGCGACGCTTCGTCGTTGGTCACGATCGCTTGGGGGTTCGCACGCAGCGCCACGGCCGCCTCGATGGCGCGGCGCAGGGTATCGCCCTCGTCGGTGACGACCTGCGTGCGCGGCGAAATCCGCGTCTTCTCGGCGCGCTGGGCGACCTCCTCGAGCACCAGCTCGCGAACCCGGTCGAGCGGCGTGCCCTCGGCGATGTGCCGGCTCGCAAAATCCGCCGGCATGTCGTGGCGCTGCGCAAGAGCCGTGATCTCCGCGCTGCGCTTGCGCTCAGCCTCGATCGCAGCAGCGGCACGCTTCTCCGCATCCTCCTTCGCCACCGGCGACGGCGCGGTACGCTCAGCGATGGGAGCGGGCTCGCTGCCCGCCGTGGAATCGACGCGCTCAGGCATCGCAGGCTCCTCCTGAATGACGGGCTCGGCCCGGGTGATGAATTCGACGGGAAAAGCGGCGGTACTCTGGGACCGAACCTGCGCCCCGGCGTCCGCCGGCACTGTGACGAAAGAGATTTCGTGGGGCGTCCAGCGCTCCACGATGCGCTTCTCGACATCGCCGACCTGCTCGGGCGGGACGACGCGGACCTTGTCCACCGAGTAACCGACCGACACGTTGCGGATGATCCCTTCGGAGACCATCGCGAACATCCGGTCTGCGCGCTCATCGACGCCCTTCGACGGGAAGCGGATGGTGGCGCGCCCTTGCCCACCCTCAATCCAGGCGCGATCGACCACGCCGACCTGCGCGAAGGTGCTCCACATCGAATGGCTGTCGAGCGCAGGACCGCCCGCGTTCAGCCGGGACAGGTCCACCGCATCGCGGCTGACGACAAGAATTTCATCGAACGGCACCGAGGTATCCCAGCCTGTCCACCGCCTGCGCCGGACGGCCGCGCCCGTGGTGAACACGACTTCTACGGTGCGCGCCTCGGCGTCTGCCGAGGACACCGGCGCGACCCGGACCTGCATCGGCAGGGTGGCCGGCATCTCAACCAGATTGCTCTGCCGCATCGGCTTCATCCTTCGCAGATGGGTCATCACTGGACGGGGCCCCCTTGACGCCGTGCGCGCCTCGTCGTGGGTCGGTGTCGAGCACGACCTTTTTCTCGTCCAGAGACCGCTGCCAGGAAGCGACCTCGTCGAGCTGCTGGTCCGGATCGAACCCCCACGCGGCCACGAACTGAGGCCACGTCATCCTCCCCGAGCGGACAGCGAGAATGTCCGCCTGCATGTCCTTGAGCGGGTCGATCGGCTCCCAGCCGGGCATGATCCACTCGACGGGATAACCTCCGACCCGACGGGGCAGCGCCCCCGCGTCCATGGCCGCCTCGGCAAAGGCCTCGGCGAGAGGATCGAGAAGCATGGGAACCAGTGTCAGGTGCTGGAACTTCTCGATGAACCGCTTGAAGCCCCGGTCCCCCGCCTTGAGCGACGAATAGTTTGCCTGCCGGAGGTCGCCGGTCATCTGGTCGTAGGTGAGGCCCGCCCCGGCGGCAAGCGTCATCCAGGTGTTGATGAGCACGGAATCGAAGGCCAGCGACGACGAGGGAGACACGACGCCGATCTCCTCGCCCTGGTCGAGATAGTTCACCGTTCCCGGCGAGAGCGTTTCAATCCGTCGCGACCCGCCGCGACCGCCCGGTTCGTGACGGACCGAGGAACCAATGGATCGCACGGGATCGGTCGTCTTGACGAAGACCGACAGGCAAGCCTCGACGCGCGCCTTGACGGTGATTGCCTCCTCGAGATCGGCGACATCGCGCCCTTTGAGCAGCACGGGTGCCACCCACGGCACGCCGCGCCCCTGCCCGATCCTCAGTTTGCGGTAGACGTGCAGGATATCCCTGGCTGGCACCCGCACGGACGGCCGATGCAGACCGCCGGCGGCACCTGGATGCTCGGGCAGCAGCCAGTAGGCCACGCGCTTACCGTCCCGCTGGTATTCGATGCCCTGATCGATGATGCCATCAGTCGTCACGCGCAGCTGATCGCGGGCGCCGTCGAGGTGATCTGGCTCGAGCAGCTGGATTTCGAGAGGCACCTTGCGCCCTGCGGCAGGGCTCACCGGCACCTTGCGGATGAGAACCTCGCCAGCCTCGACGATGGTCCCGACCGCGAGGGAGATGAGGCCGTTGATGTCGAGCTGCTGCTCGAAATCGCAGCTCTTGCCCCATTCCCGCCAGAGCCTGGCCGCCCGCTGGTCAAGAGACGCGTTCCCCGTCTTGAACCGCGGCACGATCCCGTAGCCGACGGCATAGCTGTCGACCACCTCGCGGATCCGCGGTCCCCACCACGTGTTGCGCATCACGTCGCGCGAACGCGCGCGCAGACGCGGCAGGCTGCCCTTGATGGCCGCATTCGCCGACGCGTTCGTAGCGCGCCAGTTCTCGGTGCGCCTGCCCATGTGCGCGCCGTCATAGACGCGCACCTCGCTGAGCACCTTGCGCGCAAACTCCCGGCGCAATCCTGCCTCAGGCGCGAAGAATGAGATGGTCCGGTCGATGATGTTCACAGCCTACCACCTCAGATGAGCGACGACGGAGGTCCGCTCGTCGCGGCGTCCGGCAAGCTCGTCCTCGATCTGCCGGAGGATCGAGCGCATCTCTTCGAGCGACCGGTAGGTGACCTCTCGGCCGTCGGCGTACCGGACTTTCGACGCGCCGAGGACAATGGCCTCGCGCAGGGCATTGCAATCCGCTTCAGTCCAGGCCATCAGCGTTTCATCCAGTCCTTGTTAGGCTTGATCCAGCCGTCCCCCTCGGGCTCGGAGGGCACACCCGGCGTGGCGGTTTCAGGAGGCTGCACCACCTCCGCGGGCTCAGCCGAGGCCGACCGCGGTGTGAAGAGGTCGAATTTGGAGAGTTCGTCGGGAAGACCGCGAGCCCGTGCCAGGGCCGCCCAGTCCTGCGGCGTCATGGTGGATAGGCCGAGATATTCGGCCAGCGCCATGTTGTAGACGCGGCAGTCGAGCAGGTGGTTGTTGCCCGTGTCGACCCACCGCCGGCCGGCAACCCGGCCGCGCACGATCACGTCCTCCAGTCGCTCGTCCGTCAGCTGTTTGAAATACGCCTCGTCCAGCCACGCTCCGAAGTGGCAGTAGCCCGGCGGGTTGGCCGGCTGGCCCGACATGACGCCTTGTAGCTGCAGGTCAGCGTAGAACGAGCCCTTTAGGGGCCACGTCCCCACCGGCCATAGCTTGGCGCCCTGCTTGACCCTGTGCCCATCGAGGTCGATGTCCACGAGCTTCGGTGTGCCGATGGCCGGGTGCCCCCAGCCATCGCGGCCATCGACCGCGAGGATGAGATCGCGGCCGGTGTCCGGATGCAGGCGCTGGTTGTTGCGCACCCAGGCATAGACCACGTGCGAGCGATAGCCGGCGTCGACAGCAAGCGCATCGAGGCGCCTCGGCCGATCCCACGCATCCCGGAAGGTCCGGTCGATCGTCGCCGCGCGCAGTCTCTGGAACGCCTCGCCCATCGGGTGTGACGTGTCGCCGTCGAGATAGTCGACATCGACGGTCCACGTCTGCCGGTCCGCGCCGACGGCGATGATCTCTAGCCAGATGCCGCGCATCTGCACGTCGGCTGCCGCGACGAGCAGCAGCCCACCGGCAGGCACGCGACCGCGCCGCACCTCTGGGTCGCGGCGGGCCATGAGCTTCTCGTAGTCGGGCGCGTCCCCCCGGAAGCGGAACGGCCTGCCGAGGGTCAGGTTCGTGAAGTCTTTGCGCCCCTTCTCGCCGCGCTTCTCGGCCTTGATCTTGTCCTCGGCAATCGCCTCGTAGCTCATCATCAGCGAGATGAAGGCATCGATGTGAAAGCCGGGGTGCCGGTCCGGCCCCGGGGCCGTCGGCCGCCAATGGCACAGGCCGGACTTGAGCGCCGCCACGCGCTCGGTTTCGGTGATCCCATGACCGCAGTGGTCGCACAGGTAGACCGAGCGATGCGGACGCGCCTCATCCACCTGGAAGCGGTCCGGATTGTGCGTGAAGAACGCTCCGCACTCCGGGCACGGCAAAAAGTAGAAACGCTGGTCAGACCGCTTGAACGAGCGGTCGATGCGGCAGTGCCCCGCAGCCTCGCCGAGCTCGTCTCCGGTGTCGATTTCCGGAGTCGAGATCTCGAGGATCTTGTAGCTCTTGAGGCGCCGAAACGCCGTGAACCGCCCCTCGAACAGCGTCTCCGGGTCACCGAAGCCGGGGATGTCCTGCCATTTGGACAGCTCGTCCTTGATGCCCTTCTTCGCGGTCTTGGACGACAGATCCATGACGGAGTTGGCATTGCCGAGCCACAAGCGGCCGCCGGGGAATACCTTCTCGTAGGTCGTCGATCCCGCACCGGAGCGCGAGGTCTGCTCCGCGATCACGGTGCGCTTGATGTGCTTGTGCCAGGCGCGAATGAGCGGCTGCAGCTTTGCCGAGTTGAGGTCGCGCAGCATATCGATGCCCGGAGCGACATATAGAGTGTTGGCCGGCTCGCGGTCGGCGATGTACAGACACCAGCCGAGGGCGAGGATCGACGCACCCGTCTGCTGCGACTTGCGGACAGTAACCAGGTTGCAGGGATGATCGTCACACAGACAGTCAGCGATCTCCTGAAGGTAGGGCGCGTTCGCCAGGCTCCACAGCTCACCGGCGTGCGGACCGTCGACCAGCACGATGTTCTCGGCCATCCACTTCGACAGAGGCACCGGCTTCGGAGGCCGGATCGCGCGAGAAAACCCACCTGCGACGATCACCGCAGCATCGGGATGTCCTGTCATGGCTCGACCGGTTCGGCTTCAGTCTCGTCTTCGCGCCGCCGGGACACCACCAGCTTGTCGAGCTCGTTCGCGATGCTCTCGCGCATGCCGTTCGCGAGGCCCTTCAGAGCCACGCGGAGCCCGTGCGTCCCCTCGCGCGCGACAGCTGCGGCGAGGTCGTCGGCGGCCGCCGGCAGACGGTCAATGATGCGGGCAATGGCAGCGCCGCTCTCGGCGACCGCATGCTCCACCTCGTCCACGCGGACGAGCTTGCCTTTCAGCTCCTCGACTTCAAGGCGGCGGCGCTCAGCCTCGTGCCAGGTCTTCTGGCGGAGGGCCTCGTCGTAGCTCTCGCTGGGCGCCGTCTGCGGCACGTCCGCTTGTCGCGGCGCCTGTGCCTTGGACGGGTCGCCGTAGCGCCCCCGAAGGTGGTCGTACTCCGCGACGTTGAGTGCGACGACGCGGCCCTGCGCATCACGCTCCACCGAGAGGCCATGCTTCTCGACGAGTTCCTTGACCTTCTTGGAAACCGCCTGCTTGGACACCCCATCCCGATCCGCCACCTGGCGGACCGTCCACATGACGGCACGCGGGGCGTCAACCGGGGTTGTCGGCGTCGTCAACATCGTCAACCCTGATTTTCGACCTGCCTTACTGGCAAAAATTCGCGGGCAGCGCGCCCGTGGGGCCCTCCCCGGCGGGAAGGACCCGTGAAACATACGCCGCGAAGCTCCCCGTCAGACCCCGTGCCGCGCCTTCACGCGGTCGATCTCACGGCCGATCTCATGCAGAGCCAGCGGCAGGATGACTTCGTTGATCTTGTCGGAAATGGCCTTGGTGGCCTCGGGCGTGAAGTCGGTCTTCCGGGCGTTGAGCAGTGGCCGCGGCACCGAAGGGCCATAGAGCTGCTTGATGGGCAGGCGCTTCTTGGACCTGCGAGCGAAGATGCTGATGTGCCCGTTGGGCATCCGAGCGATGAAAGCCCCACGGTGCAGCCCCCAGCGCCCTGCCACGACGCCGCTCGGCAGCAGGAACGGCTTGCCGCCAGCTGCCTCGGCATAGCGGAACAGCGTGAGGTAGCGCCCCGACACAGTCAGCGTTGCCACCGGTCGTGCGGCGGACGCGTGGAAGACCACCGTCGCCCGGCGCACGTAGGCATAGGGCAGCTGCGCGCTCTTTGAGATGTGGCGCGCCCACTGCGTTCGGGCTTGAGCGATGGCCTTGTTGATGGCCCGGGCGTAGGCCGCATTGCGGCGTTCCGCCGGGACGAGATCGCGAAACGCGCGCTCGAGGTTGTCGAACGTGTCGGCCACACGGATCGTGACGCTCATCGCCTCAGCCTCGCCCTCGCCGCCGCGACCTTCTGCGCGAGCGCCTGCGAGGCGTCCTGCGCTGCGCTGCGGGCGACGAAACGCAGCTCGTCGAGTGCGCGCCCGCCATCACCGCGCACAAGGGCATGGGCGGATCGGCCGAGGGCCGCGCGGCGTTCGGCGCATCGGCACATGCTCGCCTCCTCAGCTGGCGGCCCCCAACGCAAAAACCCCGCGCGGGTGTCCCGGCGGGGTTCGTCGATTTGAGACCTTTTCGTCTGTCCCGACCTATCGCCAAACAAAGGTCGCGCGTCAAGCCCCCTGCTTCGCTCGCCGCGGGCGTTTGGCCCTCACTTCCTTGTCCGGCAATGGTTTCAGAAGACTATCAAGGACACGCTGGCCGGGGCGCCCCACCTCCCACGGGCGGTGCGGGCGAGGCGAAGGACGCACATCGATCGATTCGAGCTGGCCAGAAAGCTCCTCAGTCAGCAGGTCGAGCGCCGCCCGCCACACCTCATACTCTGCGCGCTCGACGAGCCCTGGCACCGGATCGGGAACAAGGTGGGTTTTCTGGTACGCGCCCGGGCGAGGGCGGCGGCGCGTGTAGCTGAAGCCGTCCACCTCGACGACGCGCGCAACGCGCTGCCCGCCGAAGGCTTCCTCCCAGATCGTCTCCTTCACGAACCAGGCGGGCTGTCCGGTCTTCCCGCGGCGCACCACCTCAGCGACCGGCGCCTCCATTTCCCAGTCCGGGCACCCGCCGAGGATGGCGTGCTTCTCCACGAGCCGGCGCGGCGTGCGCCGGAGACGGCGGCGATTTTGCTCGTCGACGATGGTCGCGGCGTCGATCGCGCGGGCAATCGCCTCCCGGCCGAGGTCGCCGAGGTCGCCGAGGTCCACCATGGGGTTCCAGTCGTCGGGCAACTCGATTTCGAGGTCATCGAGCGCTCGCACCCGCTCGAAGATGGCGATGGCGTCCGCGTGCGGGCCGTTGGAGGAGAGGAGATCAGGCACGACGCCGAAGCTGTTGTCGTCAATCACCGTGAGCAGTTCGACGAAGGACTCGACGCTGCTCCATGCGGCACTCATCCCTCGCGCAAGCCCGGCCCGCGCCGGCGCGGCCTTCGGCAACTCGTCCCGGTAGGCCCACCGCAGCACAGCCTCGATATCCATCACCCGCTTTGCCGTCATTGCCGCCGCTCCTTTGTCATCAGGGAGGCAAGGGGCGCTAGGGAGGATCGCAGGGAGGCACCATGCGCAGGTTCTTACTTCCCTAAACCCCTGCACTCTTTCCTCTTTTTTCCTTTCGGCTCGCTTTCAGGGAAGGTAGGGAGGCAAGAGTGTCGTGATGCGTAAGAACGAAACCCGCTCATAACCCTGATGAGCGCCAGCCTCTCACGCGCGTCCGCCCGGATTGCCTCCCTAGCCTCCCTACCGTCCTAACCCGTTGATCTCCCTCGCCCTCCCCGAGGGAGGCAGCCGAGCCGCGCGCCCGCCAGCCTCCCTAGCCTCCCTCGGCAAGGCGCGCCTCAGCCCTCGCTGTCCCCGCCATGGGTGTGCGAGGGCGGCCGGTATTCGTCCTTGATGCGCAGGCCGCGGTAGAGGCTCATGCCCATCGACTTCGCCTTGCGGAATCCGAATGCCGCGGCCTTGAGCGGCAGGTTGCGGTTGAATGTCGTCGGTCCCCAGGCATTGAAGCCGGCCCGCTCGCAGAACACCTTGAACGAGGCGTGCGCCTCGCCCGGCGTCATCACGTCGGTGTCCTCACCGGTGACGATGCAGGCCTCGCGCACCCAGGCGCTCACCGGGTCCGATTCCTCGCGGTATTCGTCCGTGGCCGCCCGCACGGCCTCCGGGATGCCCAGCCCCTCCTGCAGGTAAGAGAGCGCGCCCGCAATGAGCCAGTTGAGGATACCGGCCCGCTCAGCCCACAGCTTGTCCGGCAGCGCGCGGTCGATGTCCTCCTTGGGAATCTGCACGAGGAATGGCACCAGCAGCACGCGCCGCCAGATGCCGTCGTCCGTGCCCTTGATGGTCGGCTTGTGATTGCCTGACACGACCAGCTTGAAGGTGGGGTACACCTCCACGAAGTCTCGGTGCAGATGGCGCACCAGGATGGGCTCGCCCGAGGTGAGCGATTTCACCATCGCCTCGCGAAATTGCATCGATTGCTCCGGCTCGCTCGCGCGCACAAGCCGCGTGCCCGGCAAACGGGCAAGCTCGGGCGTCGCCTCGGACCCCTTGCGGCGGTCCTCGCCCGCCAGCGTCTCGAAGGGCACGGATGCAGCATAGTCGCCGAGCAGCCGGCAGATGAGGTCCACGAGGGTCGACTTGCCGTTGCGCCCCTGCCCGTAGAGGAAGACGAAGACCTGCTCGCCCGTCAGGGCAGTCAGTGCATAGCCCAGGTAGCGCTGCATGAAGGCGCGCACCTCGTCGTCCGGCAGCACCGTCTCGATGAAGCGCAGGAAGTTCGGGCACTCCGCCGCGTCGTCATAGGCCACCGGGATCAGCTTGGAGATGAGGTCCTCCCGCCGGTGCGGGTNGAGCCGCACGGTCCAGATGGCCTGCTTGCCCTCGCCCTGCCGGACGAGGCGCAACGTGCCGTTGTGGCAATTGATGGCGAGAGGGTCGGCGTCGAGTTCGGAGACGGATTTCGCGACGTAGACGGCCGCCTCCTTGAGCATGTTGTCGATCTTTCCGGACGAGGCCGAGGTCTTGGCATAGCGCACGCGCCTGGCGCGCCGCTCCGAGATCGCCTTGGCCGCCTCGGCGCCGAGCCCCACGATCTCGCCGAGGCGCAGCAGCTCCAGTTCCTCCTCGGGTGTGCGCTGGCGGCCGAGTTTCTTCAGCCTGGTATACCGCGGCATCACCTCCTCGGCCGCTGCGATGGCCGCCTGCTCCTCCTCGGTCGGCTCGACCAGCGTCGCCTCAAGGCGGATCTCCTCCACCGTCCTGTGCGCCAGGGGGCGGATGCTCGCTCCCTCCACGTCCTCGGCCCACCGCCGCCCGTCGTAAACGTGGAAGCCGATGCGCATCACGGAGATAACGTCGTTTCGGTAGCGGTGCAGAAAGCGCCGGGCATTGCCAATGTCCGTCTCCGGCTCGGCGGCACAGCGACGCACCAGCTCCCAGTCCACCGGATCAGGCACACGCTCCGGCGGCTCGCCGCCGCCCCCGCCTCGATCCCCGCCGCCGGGTGTGCGAGGGCCGCCGCCATCGCCGGTGGGCGCAATGTCCACCGGCTCGGCGTTCTCCACGATCTCGGCAATGGTGCGCAACGCTTCGTCAGTCATGCGGCCCTCCGCCGAGGCGAAGAGCGTTCGCACTGCAGGTCACATGCCGCAAACCCCACTCCACGGCCTCAGAACGAAGCTCCCTGTTTTCAACCGGGCGGGACGCGGTGAATCTTGGCGACGCGTGGAAACAGCCAAGGGAGCAACGATGGGCTGGCAGTTTGAATTTGGGCGGGCGTACAATCGGCGCCGCGATATCCATGCTCGTTTTGGCGGACAACTGCGGGGAGGCATCATCACCCCCCGCCGCCATCCGGTCATCTTCATCATCACAGGCACCGAAGGGCAGCAACATGGTTACGCCGATCGTCTGCGGTCTGATGGGATCTTTGAGTATTTCGGCGAGGGGCAGGTTGGCGACATGACGTTTGTGCGTGGCAATCGCGCTATCAGCAATCACGTCGCCGAGGGAAAAAGCCTTTTGCTGTTCCGCACTCAACGCGATGCCAGTCTTCGTTTTGAAGGGGAGTGGGTTTGCGAAGGGCATCACTTCAAAGAAGCACCTGACCGAAATGGTAATATGCGGAATGCAATAGTATTCGAGCTGCGAAGCCTTGCCGCTATCAACTCTCACACCGAACAAGGGGGGCAGGAGGATCAGTCTGCTGCGGCTCTTTCCTTGCCAGAGCTGCGTCGTCGAGCGTATGAGGCGGCCAAACCGTCGGCACCTGCCGGCTGTCGCCGACAAAACGTATATGAACGGAGCGCGCACGTGCGCGCCTACGTCCTCGCGCGAGCGAACGGACGTTGTGAGGGTTGCGGCCGACCTGGCCCATTCGAGCGGCCCGACGGTACACGGTACCTCGAGCCCCACCATATCCGCCGCGTCAGCGACGGTGGTCCGGATCACCCTCGTTTTGTAATCGCGCTTTGCCCGACCTGCCACCGCCGCGTCCATGCGGGAAAGGACGGTCCAGAATACAATCAGAAGCTTCTCGAAAAGATGCCGAGCATCGAGGGGGCTCCGCCCTCCGACACCTGATCCCGAGAATTCCGCTTCAGTCGTGGCACCCGCTTGGATGGATCTCAAATTGGCAGTCCCCAAACGCATCTTGCTGCTCGTTGGGCAATCGCTGTTGATGGAGAGCGCGATCACGGCTCCCTCCACGACATGCGCATGAGCTCGATGGGGCTTCCAGCCGGCCGGGGCTTGGCGGAAAAAACGAACCAGGCGAAGGGCACGCCCGCGCCCTTCAGGCGGTTGCCCATCCAGCCTTCACGGTGCATGGCCGGCAGGCGCTCGATGCCCGCCCATACGCGCACGAGATGCCGGTCGATGAGGTCGGAGCGCCCCGCTCCCTCGATCGCCATGAGGCGCAGCAGCACGATCACGGTCGGAACCAGCGTCATCCCGTGCCGGATGAAGGCGTCCGCCAGCTTGTAGGGAGGGTTCGTCACGATGCAGTCGCAACCCTCCGGCGCCTGGCGCTCCAGCAGGAAGTCGACGGGCGTCACGATTCCCGGGTCGGCGCCGTGGTGCGGCACGAGGTCGAATGCCACCACCTCGTGTCCGGCCGCTGCCAGCTCGCGCGCAATGGCGCCGCGGCCTGCGCACGGCTCCCAGATCCGCGGCGGCAGGGGCTGAACACGCAGCAGCGCCCGGGTCGCCTCCGGCGGCGTCTCGTAAAGGTCATCCTTGCGCTCGGCCAGCGCGTGCCTGTCGGCGCCCTGTCTCATGCGGCCCGCCTCTCGACACGTCCGCGCCCGCCTTCCATCCTCACGCCACTGAAGGTGGCTTGGGGGACACTGGAAGGATGGAACCGAGAGATCTGCCACACGCGCCTCACGCGCAAAACGCGACGCCTCATGTCATGTTTGGGGTCTCGATAGTGGTCGGCTTTGCCGCCCTCATTGCTTACAAGGCGTTGGAACCAGTCGCTTGCGGGTCCACATTGGTCGCAACGGCCATGAGAGCTGGCCATGCTCAATGGTGCTGGGAGTTCTGGGTCGAGCGCTACCAGACACTGATCGCCGGGGTTCTGTCCCTGGCCGCTGCCGGATGGGCTGCTGCGCTGCTGGTTCGCCAGAATCGCAGCATCTTGCGGCAGATCGACGAATCTCGGCGGCAACGTGCAATAGATCTTCACATCCGACTTACTGAGCGCTGGAGAGATCTCGCCAAATTTCAGGATCTCGACGCCAAACTCAGATTCTATGGAGCCACTCTTTCGCGAATACGGATTAATTTTGACTTCGATTTTCTCCGTCAGATCGAAATAGGATCCACCCATAAATATCAAGAAGACATGTGTCGCTACATCGAAATGTGGAGAAACCTCAACAAAGACATATACACGATAGCGGATGAACTTTGGGCAGAATTCACAGGGGGACCGAAACTTAACAAGCACGTTTTCAGAATCGCAAACATGTTCAAACACACAGATAACAGAATCCACTTTGCAACCATAGAATACATCACGGTCGACAGCGACGATAGAGAGACAGTTTACGAGCTTCGCGAGAAGCTCGCCCGCGAATTGCTGAGCATAAGCATTGAGTGGGGAAAGGATGTTTTTAACCTTGCCACCCAATTGTCGCACCTTATTGGCACGGAGCGCAGCAAGATAGAGAGCTCCCTTGCCGACATTGAAACAATAATGGCTGAAGATATTTCTCGTTGAGAGCATTTTGCTGTCGGCAGGGATCATCCCGCCACCTCCTCGAGCAGCAGGTCATTGAAGTCCGCCCCCTCCGGCGCCCAGGCGTTGCGGATGGTGAGGCCCGGCCGCGCGTAACGGGCCGCGCCGCGCAGCAGCGCACACTCGGTGAGGAAACGCTCGGAATCGCCGTCGCCGAGCTGCACCAGCTCCGTCACGCTGTCCTGCAGGGGGATGCCCGGCTGGCTCATGTCTGGCACCGGACCGGGCACGAGCACGGAGCGCTCGCGCCCTGCCCTGTCCGCACGCGTCAGCGTGGGGTGCGGCACCGTGCCGGCGTGCTGGCCGCCGAGATTGCCGAGGTCGATGGAGCTCTGGAAAACGGTGGCGCTCAGGTCCGCCCCCTGCGCCAGGAGCGCCTGGCGGACGGACAGCACCGTCTCGATGCCCTCGCCGCGGATCACGCGCCTCGGTCGCGCCTGCGGGCCGAAGGGGCCGGCGAGGTGGATGTGCCCGCCCCGCTTGGAACCGCGCACCTTCTTCGCCGGCAGCGTCTCTCCCGTCTGCGGGTCGACGATGAGCGCCTTGCCCTTGGGCTGCGACGGGTCCACCCAGGTGATGTGCAGGCCGGCAAAGCGCCAGTCGGGGCCCACGATGCCGGCGAGCATGGCCGGACCCGTATAGATCACGCGCTGCCGCGTCTTGCCCGGCCGTCGCGGATCCGGCTCCTCGCCGTGGTAGTAGGGCATCTCGCGCGCCGCGCGCAGGCGCCCGTCGGGCGGAGGCCTCAGCCCGCGGAGGCGCAGGTATTCCTCGGCCGCCGTGCCGCGGATCGGCTCGGCCCCC